AGAGATGACTTGAGAACAAAGTCGGTCAATGAAAGAGAGTCAATGAAACATTTATAGAAAGGATAGTTTTATGACAAATAAAAAAACAAAATGCCAAAGAGTAAAAGAACACTTACTTGATGGCTATAAAATAACTGGTTTAGATGCAATAAGAGATTTTGGTTTATATCGGTTAAGTTCCACAATCCACGAATTACGCAAAGATGGTTTTGATATTAGAACCAACATGATAGCAAAAAATGGCGTTAGATTTGCTGAATATGAATTAGTGGGTAAAATAGATGACTAGCACAATTCCAGATTATGTAAAAAAAGAGCATGAAAAAAGGCTTGGCATGAGCATTGAGATAAATCAGAACTTATTAAATGCTCTTGTAAGATATATTTCACACTTTGGTAGTCAGAGTAATGTTTATGAACAACTTACTGATGTCAAAGGCGAACTTGAAAAAAACCTAAAAGCGTTAAAAGACTATGATTGAGCATTTTAAAAAATTTGATAGGGGCGATAAAAGTCTATTGCCCTTATCGTTTAGTCATTTGAATGAGTTTGCTTTCTATAGAGAAAGATGGGCTTTACGCAGGATATTTGGCTATGAGTTTCCCAGTAGTGCTTCAGCAGAAAGAGGTACTGCTGTTGAAAGTGGATTGCATATGCTTTTGAGGGGTATGGAAAAAGAACAAGCTATAGAACGTATGTATAAGATATTTGACGATAATTGCTCTAATTTGACTGATACAAGGGTTGAAGAAGAAAGAGCCAATCTTATACCATTATTAGACTTAGGGGCTTCTCAGTTTCAAGAAAACGCTTTTAAATGGGAATTGTTGGATTATCAAAAGAAAGTAGAGTTAGAAATATTTGATATACCGATTATTGGATATACTGACTTTCATTTTGAGGATAAGAACACTAAAGAGGATTTTTTTATTGATTTGAAAACCTCAAAGATTATGCCAAGTACAATATCTTTAAGTCATGCTATGCAACAAGCTATTTATCATAAGGCTACAAATTCAAGGCAAATGCTCTG